AAACAAGATGAGAAATTTAAGATTTACTGCCCAAACTATTGAAAGAGTAAAAACTAACTGGCTAACAAAAGAAAACCCAAAGGCTTTTGTCGATTGTAAAACTGATAGCGATTATTGCATACAGTTTTTCAAACTAGCTAATAACCAAGGCTGGGAATTAAGCCTTGCCTACGTAATTATGGAGGAAGTTGTTGAACAGATATAACAAACCAACGCCCCCTACGGGGGGCTTAAACTTTTAACTATGCAGAACAAAAATAAATTTACCGTTTTAGATAGTGGCGTAATAACTTACATTCGCCACCACAGGGGAAAGCAAATTGTTGAGGTGGTAACACCAGCAGATATTAACCAAGTACGTTTAACGTGGCGTGACCGCCTTATTAATTTTTTAAGCAAATGATAACTAAAGTAGAAACCAACGAACAGTACCACAGCAGTAAAGCTATTAGCGCAAGTGGTCTAAAATACATTTGGAAAAAAAGCGTTTGGCATTACCTAAACCAAAAGCTATACGAAAGCGATAGCTTGAGTTTGGGTACGGCAGTACACACAGCCCTGCTAGAGCCAAATAATTTTTACAAGGATTATATCGTAATGCCAAAGTTTGACGGGCGTACAAAAGCAGGTAAAGAACAAAAGGCAGAGTTTCTAGCAAAAGCAGAAGCGGAAAACAAACAATTGCTCGATGCCGATAGCTACGATAAAGTTATGGGCATACTGGAAAACTTTAAGAAAAACCAAGAAGCAAAGAACTATACAGAAGGCGAAATAGAATTAAGCCACTACCTAACCTTTGAGGGTGTAGAAGTAAGGGTACGCCCTGACTGTATAAACCGTGTAGCTGGTTTTATTAGCGACCCAAAGACTTGTCAAGAAAACACCAAAGAAGCCTTTAGGCGAGATATTTACAAATGGGGTTATCACTTACAGGCTGCTTTTTATTCTGATGCATTAGGTTTACCAGCAGAAAACTTTATTTTTATTGCCTGTGAAACCAACTATCCATACAGCGTAATTTGCTACGATTTAAGCGAAGAACATATTGAGCGAGGTAGGGCAGCGTATAAACAAGCATTAGCAGAATGGAAATTTTACTTGGAAACTGGTATTGCCCTTGGGTATAGGGGTGAAGAAACTAGGAGAAAAGGAGTAATAACAATATGAGCGGAAAAAGACTAACCAAAGAACAAAAGTTATCAGTAGCAAAGGATTTTTACAAAAGCGTTTTAAGCCACCACGAAATAGGTAGAAAGTACGGTATAAGCCCCAACACGGTTTCGGTTATAGCTAGAAGCTTTGAGCCAATAATAACCAATAAGGAATACCATAATACTAAAACTAACGCTTTAATTTTTGACAACGAGGATTTTGAAATGGCATTAAAAATTTTAGACGAGTTTAATATTAAGTACAGCAGACCTAAAAAATTTGAAATTACAGCCGAGTTTGAAAGCAAACTAAATTTCGATTAGTTTTGTTGTATGCCAAAACCTAACCCATACTTCAAATACCTAGGCGCAGAGGACAGACTACAACGTGCCGTAATGGAATACGTTTACACCGCCTACCCACATACTGTAATGACACACCCAATGAACGAGGGTAAGCGCAGTAAGTTTGAAAGGTTTAAAATGAAGTACCTAATGGTTAGTAGTGGCGTACCCGATATTTTAATTTTTACGCCAAACAATAAATACAACGGTTTAGCAATAGAACTTAAAACGGGGTATAATAAACCTACACAAAATCAAAAGGCTTGGTTAAATAGCCTTAAAACGTGCGACTGGTACGCAATATGGTTAAATAACTTTGACGATTGTAAGCTGGTAATTGACCAATATTTTAAAAATTCGCTTTCGTGATTCAAAAATATTTTATTTATTACGATGAGATAAACCAAAAGGTTAAGCGCACACCAAAAAGATTAAAGGTCGTTCAGAATTTTTACTATATGGGTCAGCTTACCGATGTAGAATATGAGTTGCTTATTGAAATATTATTTAGGGCTTACGGGGAAAATGATATATCATTGGAGCAGTTTCTTTTATACTTTCACGAGTTAAAGGAATTTATAGACCGCATTGAAGAACTAATATACTAAAGCAAACATTATGGAAACAAGGGGCTACCTAGCAGTTATACCTGCGGAGGTAAGGTACTGTACACACCTTACGCCAAATGCTAAATTACTTTACGGTGAAATAACAGCACTAGCAGACGAACACGGTAACTGCTACGCTGTAAATAAATACTTTGCTGACCTGTACCAAGTAAGTACCGTAAGCGTAAGTAAATGGATTAACCAGCTAGTAAAAATGGGCTACGTAAAAGCTACGTTTGAGTACAAAAAAGACAGCAAGGAAATTGAAAAAAGGGTGTTAAACATTTCTTTAATACCCCATAAAGAAAACTTTAATACCCCCTTAAAGAAAAGTTTAAGGAATAATATATATAATAATAATACTCATACTCTAAATAATATTATTAATAATAATACTCTACCTACTAAAAATAAAACGGTGCATTTTTCGCCCGAAGTCGAAAAAGCTTTAGAGTATTTTATTGGGTTGTTTTCTGACTTAAAAACTAAGCCTAATACCAAGGCGAAAAAAACAAAATGGTTGGAGGCTTTAAGTTTTATTGAAAAGCATTACGACTTAAAAGAAACTTACCTAGCGGTTAAATGGGCAAGGCAGGATAGTTTTTGGCAAAGCAACGTTTTAAGTTTACCCCCGTTAATTATTTCTAAAAATGGCGAACGTAAGCTAGACAAGATACTGGCAAAGTACCGTTCGATAAACGGCAACGACCAACCAGAAATTATGGAGCGTATTAAGGGCAATTGGAAGTTAGTTACAACTGCCGAGGGTAAAACCGAAGTACAGGTTACTAATAACTACGGCAAAACTATAAACGAGTTTTTACTTACCCAACACAATGGGTATAGTAAGGCGGAAATAAAAACCATTAAAAATTACCTAAATGCAAAATCTAACTAAAGACGAAATAGTAAACACCGTGCTAGAAGCGTATATAAAGCGTTCTAACGAAGGTTTTAAAAAATATGGTACTTGCCTTACCCGTGAAGATTTAACGCCCTTAGAATGGCTTAAACACGCCCAAGAGGAATTAATGGACGCAGTACTGTATATCGAGCGACTAAAAAAAATTTTTGAAAAGGAGTTGTAGATTAAAAAAATATTTTTAATTTAGCCTTATAACTAAAAAACTAAAAGCAAAATGAAACGAATTGAAAAAGGCTTCTACGTTGGTAAAATTAAAAATCAAGTTTTTTACATTATGTACAACGATGATTTATCAGGCGATTTGTTATGGAGCATACACTTTGAAAATGACCAATTTGGTGAAAAGGTATTTGATGAAAATGCCGAAGACCAACTATGGGCTACCAAAGGTGAAGCGATGCAGATGACTGAATTATTTATTAAGCGATACTCCTAACTAAAAAGAACACAGCCCCGAAAGGGGTTTTTTAAGCTATGTACGTAAACGAACTACTAGAACTTGGCATACAGCTAGGCAACCGCAATAACGGTGAACTAAAAACGAAATGCCCACAATGCAGCCAAACCCGAAAAAACAAATCCGATAAACCTTTAAGCGTAAATATTGATAAGGGCGTTTATAATTGCCATAACTGCGGTTGGGGTGGCTCGGTATTATTTAAGGAAAAAAAGGAATACATAAAGCCACCTACCGTTGAGGTAAAGCTTTCGGAAAAAATAATAGATTGGTTTAACACCCGTGGTATTGGTAAAGCAACTTTAGCCCATTGGAAGGTAGGTGAAAGTGTTGAGTATATGCCACAGGTACAAGCCAAGCGTAACACGATAAACTTTAATTACTACCGTAAGGGCGAACTAATAAACGTTAAGTACCGTGATGCAGCCAAAAACTTTAAAATGGTTAGCGGTGCGGAACTGGTATTTTATGGGCTAGACAATATTGAAGCCCTAGAACGGGTTTATATAGTTGAGGGTGAAATGGACGCTTTAAGCTTACACGAAGCTGGTATATATAGCGTTTGTAGTGTACCTAATGGCGCAAGTAAAGGTAACCAGCGTTTGGAATACCTTGACAACTGCTGGAAGTATTTTGAGGATAAGACAGAAATAATACTTTGCACCGATAACGACAAAGCGGGACTTGAACTCCGTAAAGAGTTAGCCCGTAGGTTAGGAACTTACCGTTGTAAGTACGTTGATTTTGGGCAGTACAAAGATGCTAACGAGGTTTTAATAGCCGAGGGTAATGCAGCTTTGCGTGAACTAATAAACAACCCTAAAACATTTCCGCTAGAAGGCGTACTAAACGTTTCAGATATTTGGGATAACGTTTTAAATTACAACGAAAACGGTATTACTAATTACAGCTTACACCTAGGCGAAAGCGATGACTATTTTAAAATAGCCTTTGGCGAGTGGACAGTTGTAACAGGTATTCCCAATAGTGGTAAGTCAGATGTTATTGACCAGCTTTGCGTAAACTTTGCCGTTAGGTACGGTTTTCGTTCTGCTATGTTTGCCCCCGAAAGTTTCCCATACGAAGGGCATATTAAGCGTATAGCCAACAAGCTAAATGAGCGTAATTGTAATAACGAGCAGCTAGATAAAACAAAGGACTTTATACAGGAGCATTTTTACTGGGTTAAAATCGACCTTGAAAACTTAACCCTTAAAAGCATATTAGACCACTTTAGGCAGCTGGTTTTTCAAAAGGGCGTAAACATACTTGTTATTGACCCTTGGAATATGCTTGACCACTCGGCACAAAAAGACCATAGCTACGTTGGGGTAATGCTTTCCGAAATAACGCAATTTTGCCAACAAACCAATACGCACCTGTTTTTAGTAGCACACCCACGTAAGCTGGAAAACATTAACGGGGCGTTTAAAAAACCTAACCTATATGATATTAGTGGCTCTAGTGATTTTTATAACAAGGCGTATAACGGGCTAATATGTTACCGCCACGTTGGGCAGCGTACCAGCTTTGGTAGCGATGAGGTTGAGATATA